AACGGCGCGCTTCACCTTTTGCGAGTGCGCCCGCACCTGCTTGTTTTCAGCAGCAATGCGCCGATCCTCGGCAATCAAACCCTCGACAAGGGCGATCTGGGCCACGGCACTTGGAAGCTTCTTTAGCTTGTCCAGTGTAGTGCCATTATCGAAGCGCGTTCCGCGCAGCAGGCGAAGAGCAGCTTCACAGATCTTTTCGCCGCGATCAGCGTCGCGCCGGATTGCACGCTCTGATTTCCCCGACAATTCAGCCGTCGCTGCGACAAAACTTTTACGCTCTTGCCGGCCGATCAAGTGGCCAACTTGGCCACTTGATTTCCTGTCGCCACCATGCGCGGTTTCAGGATACTTCTGCAGATACAGTTCCTTGCGGCGGAACGTAAAAACCGCCCTGTCGGCTGGCGAAAGCTCTGAACGTGCGAGATTCTCATCTATTTCCCACAATTCTGCGTCAAGCTTGTTTTCATCGCGGACGTAAGCCGGAATATCATTCCAGCCCAACTGGCGAGCGGCCTCGAGACGATGTGCGCCAGCTGATAACGAATAGGGCAGTGACTTATCGCCGGATAGGCGAACTGTGATCGGCGTCCGCATACCGAGTTCTGCAAAGGACTGTTTCAGCGCCTCGACCTTGGATGCATCAACATCACGCAAACGGTCGCGCACATCGATATCGGAAATCTTGACGACAAGCTCCAAGGTCATGTCGCACCACCCGTCTTTCGACACTTGCGAGTGGAAGACGCCACCTTGACCCGATGCCCTTCCAGCAGAAGAACTGCCCGTTCCAAAGTCGCGGTGCCAATGCCGTCAGCCATCGCCGCAGCAAAGCGAACGTGCAGATCTAGCTCACGATCGGAAACCGGGCTTCCATGCTCCTGACCAACGCGAGCCGCAAAGGCCGCATCGAACAGCATCTGCGCGAAAGCCGAAGGCTTGTAGCCTTTGCTCTCGGCCATAGCGGCAAGGCAGCCATAGGCTTTGGCATTCAGCCGGACCGGAACCTTAAAACTTGACGGATTCATACGTGCGAACCTCCGCGAGGTAGATGACGAGAAAAAATGGAGAAGCTGCCCCGAGGACGCAGAGGGTCGCAGCAAGAGCTGCAAAGAAGAGATCATGCTTCCGGATGAACTTGATCATCGGCCAGCCTCACGACATGCCTAGCGCGTCCATGTAGAGTTGAAGCATCGCCTCCTCTTCCTGACGCTCGTGATCTTCTTTTTTCCGAAGACGAATGATTATGCGGACGATCTTCGGATCGAACCCGCTACCTTTCAATTCGGCATAAACTTCCTTGATGTCGTCGCCTATTGTGGACTTTTCTTCCGCAAGACGCTCAATCCGCTCGATGAATGCTCGCAACTGACCGACGGCGATCGTCTGGCTTTCGCTTGCGACATCATCCATGACGCACCGCCAGCGCATTGCGCACATTTTCCAGTTCGCGAATTGCTTCAAGCAACTCTTTGTCGATTTTCTTGAAATCGGCAGCGTCTATGCGACTGTCGGCAAGCGCATCGTTCAGTGCCTGGACGACATCCATGGTTTCCTTCAAAACGCGATACCCGTCTGCTTGCGTCACGGGCAGCACAGAATCGAAATCCACCGCTTGCCGTTTCGGCGCTAACTCGTATCCAAGAAGCGCCGCCATTTCCTTGACGATTACCGGAGATTTTGCCGCCCGGTCGACCTCGATAGCGACATCGATCGGTACAAAACTGTCTGCGTTGTCGTCGCCAAACGAAGCGTATTTTGAGAGTTGTGAAGTCGAGACCCGCGTAAAGTCGAGAATACGGGAAATACCCCCAGACAACACATATGCACCGTCTGTTGCGGCCTTGAGTGTTCGACGTTCTTGGTCAGAAATAGTGCGCACGAAAACCTCCCTGAAATCGTCAAGGAAAAAATATCGTCAAAGGATTCGGTGAATTGCCTCAGTCCTATCGATAGGACTGACATGCCGACCTAATCAGGTGGACCGCAGGCAAAACGCTGAAACGAGGAAGAGAAAAATGAAATCATGGTGCCGTCTCTCCGGCTGTCACGTCCGTTATCTCAGACGTTGCAGCAGACCTGCGCCGATCTGCAAGCCTACTAACGCGCTCTTCTACGGGGCAGAATTCGTTTGTTCCCGTATCGTCAACACGCGCTTTCGCTTGGCATTCAGTGGCCGGAGCGCAGGCAAGGCCAACGATCTGCGCCCCGGCATTATCGCCCGATGGGAGGATATCAGGCGAATGGAAACTGGTTACAGGGACCGGATTCGAACCGGCGACCTCTTGGTTATGAGCCAAGCGAGCTACCTCTGCTCTACCCTGACGAACCGCTGGAGCGTCGGAGTTTGGCGACGACGCTCCAGCATCACCCGCAGAGGAGCTGGCGGGCGAACTATCAATGCCAAAAGCTTCCAATTTCAGACGGTCGAGCAATGCACGCGCGGGCCCTCTTTTGGGGACGCCGTCATTTTCCCAACGCCAAACCGTAGAAAGATTAACCCCTGCCATGTCCGCCAACTGAGACTGGGTTAGGTTAAGCGCCTTCCTAATGGCCGGAATATCTAAAAATGTTTCGCTCATGCGCCAGAATGTGCATTAGGCACAATTTCTTGTCAAGGCGAAACGCACATTGAAAGTGTGCAATATGCAAACCATGATTGATACTCGCCCTGAATATGCAAAGCGCCTAGAACAGGCTCGCGTTGCTCGCGGATTCAAAACCGCAAAGAGCGCGTGTGATTTCTTTGGCTGGAATTACAATTCGTATGCCCAGCACGAACAAGGCAATCGCGGCATAAGTCGCGTCTCTTCAAAGTACGCTAAAGCCTATAGAGTAAGTGAAGCTTGGTTGCTGACCGGTGAAGGAGTTGGTCCAACAGCTTCCAACACCGATCCCATGAATGAAATTGATAAAGAATTTAATCAGTTAGTTGCCGAAGCCACTGAAGAAGACAAGCAGGCGATGCTCCCCCTGCTGCGCACTTTGATTGCGTCCAGAAAGCGATAAATAAACGCTTTTCATCAAGGGACATTTTCTCCCATTCCTTAAGAATTTCCTCTGTGAAATTCACGTTCACTCCCCCTTTACGCTAACACAATGATGACTCACCGATGAGAACACTTCAAGAACATACTTGAGGCTTCCGACTCATTATGCGCGCTAGAATACTTTTCCACACCCCCGCCGATTCAGCGATTTCACTGCTTCATCATATGTCACTTTGCACTATTTTGCGCGTTACGCACATTTCAGGTTGACAGAATTGTGCATTATGCGCATTTTTACCTCGCCCCCACCGGAAGCCAGCTGCGCCGGCGTGTATGAGAGTAGAAGGCGCAGCTGGTTCTCCGAGTTCAAGCGGAGAGACCTATGTCAAACATCATTTTCATGGCGAGACTGACGGACGAAGGCGACTTCGCTGCCGTCTGGCGCGCAGAACGCTTGCTGGAGGAACACGGATTTTCCGTTGGCCACATGCAGCGCGGATCATCACGCGGCATTTTGTTCGGCGACTACGACATCCAGAAATGGCGCAATCTGAATGAAGCTGAGCGTGCTGCACTTCATGGCGTCATGGACGGCGACCGTTCGAGCTATGTCCAGATTGAAATCTGGGACGCAGCGCCGATTGAGGCTGTGGCAGCGCTTGCCGATGCACTTGAAGGTCAGCCCAGTACGGATCTGATCAAGCGACCGCGTCTCGTTCCCACATTCCAGAAAATCAGCCCGACAGATGTTTCCGCCTGTCAGCCACGGCAGGAGTTCACGCTGTGAGCAAGCTCGAAAATCTCATGCACATCACCATCACCGTTAGTGTGCACGGCAAACCTGTCGGTCCAGACTTCACCACCGCCGCCGATATCTGCGGTGAAGAATTTACCCTCAACCTTGGTGCGGGCGCCGATGCAGATGAACTTGCTGCGGCACTCAATGAGATCGCTACGGCAGCACAAGAGGGGCGACTCTACGGCTGGATGGCTCAAGAGATCGCGGAAATGGTCGCCGCAGACGACATCGTTCCATTGACCATAGATGACTACGCTGCCGCGTTCAAAAAGTCGGAGGGCGATGCTCATGCATGATGACGTCGAGTTTCGCACCGAGGCAGGCTTCAGTCTGCCGAGCGACTACCAGATCGAAGATCGCGACACGGCTTTTCGCCTTGCTCTGGCGATTTTCGGCACCAGTTGCGCAGCCGCCTTTGCCCTCGGCGCGCAGATATTTTTCGGCTGAAGCCGTGACCCAGATCAACGGCGAAGAGCCGTTCCTCGAAATGAGTTCCAACGTTTATCCGTCAACCAAACCAAAGGCTTACGCCATGACGACTGCCACTATCGAATTAATCCAACCAACAGCCATCAAGCGCCCTCGACCCGACGCACCAATACTGCAAGTCACGAGCGAAGCATCGCTTATCTTGCTGGCTGGCACCACGATCATCACTGGCGACATCGTGCATACCTTTGCCGACGATCACGAAATCGGCCTGCAAAATATCGCCCCCGGATACGACTATGCAATCGGAATTGACGCTGACAGTCGGATTGTAGTGCAGACCGCATCACGCAATCCACTTAACGCCCAGTTTTTCGGCGGCTTTCACTTCGCGCCAGGCGGCAATGCGAGTGAGCGCAAAGGCGGTGATAACGTCCCGGCTATCAACCCGCATTCAGTTTGGGATTTCGGCTTCCGACCGGGCAACAG